ATCCTCTCCGCCGTCTCTCCGATCTTCCGTATTGCCGCCATGGTGATTGCTGCCATCGCGGCTCTGAAGCTGTTCGGATTCGGCGTGCCCGTGCGTGGCAACGTCCTCGAGCTCGCAGCCGTCGCTGTCGCCCTCTCTCTCGCGAAGTAGGAACGGCATGTCGCACTGGTGCCCGGCTCAACCCTGTCCGATCTGTTTCCCGCCGCACAACCCCGGCCCGACCGTCTACCCGCCGACGATTGCCACCGCGCCATGCGGTTGCATTTGTCCGCCCACGAGCGAACAGACCTGCCAGTCGCCCGCTTGCCCGCGCAAGCCGCTGCAGGTGAGTTATTTCCGCGCAACTTCAACGCGTTAAAGCGTCTCCCGATCCCCGCAAGGAGACACACCTATGACTCCCGTCAAAATTGTTCGAGGCATCATCGTCTCGGCCGGATGCTTCGCCGCCATGGCCATCGTCGGCGGCATGTCCATTCTCAACTATCGCTTCGCCTCGAAGCTCTCGGACGACTCCATTGACAAGGTCGTCTACGGCCTGATGGCGGTCGCCGTTGTCGTCGTCGGCACCATCATATGGCTGATGATCGAGGCCGCCTGGAGCCATAAACGCCGCGCCACCGCAGCCTTCCTCGGCATTGCAGGCGTCGTCTTTGCTGGTTGGGCTCTGACCATGAGCGCCGGCCACATCGGCTCCAATCGCATCACGGCCGGCAACACCGCCCACTATGGTGCCAACCGGTCGGCTGCCTTCCAGAACAACGAGAAGGCCCTACAGGCTGAACTGGTGGCCCTCGGCTCCTATCGTGACAGCGGTCGCATCAAGTCCGAAATCCAGATCATGCAGGACAGCTTCACCTGGGTGCAGACGGACAAGTGCAAGATCCAGAACTCGTCGAAGCAGAAGCGTTTTTGCAAGGCCTACGCGCAAGCCCAAGGTGAGTTGTCGACCGCGACCAAGGCCGACGAACTCAAGGGCAGGCTGCAGGTCGTCCAGGATCAGATCGCAGCCTTCGGTGCCGAGAAGGTCGGTGACGGTCAGGCCAAGGTCCTCAACGGCTTGCTGCATTGGGCCTCGACGTCGAATGCCGACGACGCGACCAGCGAGGAAGCTGTGAGCCAGGTTCTCAGCCTTGCCCAGGCGGTTGTTTCGCTGTTCGCTGAACTGACGATCGTCCGCATCATGATCCTCCTGTTTGGCTGGAAGCCCGAGGATCTGGTTGGCGGCTTCTCCGGCGCGATGCGACAGGTCGTTTCGCCCATGGGACTGACTGAAACCCAGCCCGGATCTGTCGTGGTTGTTGATGACAGCCGCTTCACCAAATGGCGCGAGGGCGTATTGGCCAGCATCGAAGCCAATCCTGACGTGGCCGCACGGTTTCAGACCTGATCAACAACAGTTGCACGTGAAACAATGAGCGACGGAAGCCCTGAAATAACAGGGAAAGAACAGGGAACAGCACCGGAGCGGGCCGATCTTGAGACCCGCTTCAAGCCAGGCCAGTCTGGAAACCCGGCTGGTCGTCCGAAGGGAGCGCGCCAAAAGCTCGAGCGCCGCTTCCTTTTGGCGCTTCTGAAAGACTTCAAGGCTGAGGGTGCCGAGGCGATCAAGAAGACCCGCGAAGATAAGCCCGACGCTTACCTAAACGTCATTGCCAAGGTGCTGCCGAAAGAAATCAGCGGTGATGTCAACCTCCATCACCGCACACATGAAGAGGCTCTGAAAGACCTCGAATGAGCACGGTCCACGATCGTGAGAACGCGATCCGGCAAAAGCTCAAGGATGATTTCGAGCACTACGCGGCCAGGTGCTTGCAGATCCGGCCGAAGGATCCGCGTGCGGGCAATCAGCCGCTCACCCTTAATCGTGCGCAACGCTATCTGCATGAGCGCCTCGAGGAGCAGCGCAAGAAAACCGGCAAGGTCCGCGCGCTCGTTCTCAAGGGCCGCCAGCAAGGGATCAGCACCTACATCGGCGGCCGCTTCTATTGGCGCACCACACACGGCCGAGGCATCCGCTGCTTTATCCTCACGCATGAGCAGGATGCGACCGACAACCTGTTCGCAATGGTCGACCGCTACCACGAGCATTGCCCCTCGCTGGTGAAGCCCACCACGGGCGCGGCCAACGCCAAGGAACTCTCATTCAGCGTGCTGGAGAGCGGATACGCGGTCGGCACGGCAGGCACCAAGGCGGTCGGACGCTCGCAGACCATCCAGCTGTTCCATGGGTCCGAGGTGGCCTTCTGGCCGAATGCACCGACGCACTTCGCCGGCGTTGTCCAAGCCATTCCCGATCTCCCTGGGACGGAGGTCATCCTCGAGAGCACGGCCAACGGTGTCGGCGGCGAGTACCACGAACGCTGGCAACAGGCAGAGCGGGGCGAGGGCGACTATATCGCCGTCTTCATCCCCTGGTACTGGCAGGAAGAGTATCGCCGCGATGTCCCGGAAGGGTTCGAACTCACCGAGGAAGAGCAAGAATATTGCGACGCCTATCGCCTGACGCTCGAGCAGATGGCCTGGCGCCGCAACAAGATCATCGACCTCAAAGATCCGCTGTTGTTCAAGCAGGAATACCCGGCGACCGCCGCCGAAGCGTTCCAGATGTCGGGCCACGACAGCTACATTCCCGCGGACCTCGTCGTGCGGGCCCGCAAGAACAAAGTGGAAGGCATTGGCCCGCTCGTCATTGGTTACGACCCGGCTTGGAAAGGAAGCGACCGCCACGCGATGGCATTCCGTCGTGGGCGGAAGGTGGCCAAGATCGAGACCCGCAACAAGCTCGACACGATGCGAGGCGCAGGGTGGGCGAAACAGGTGATCGACACCGAGAAGCCAGCGCGCATGTTCATCGACGTCGGCGGCGTTGGCGCAGGCGTCTACGATCGCTTACTCGAGATGGGATACGGCCACGTCGTGACCGCTATCAACTTCGGCTCTGAACCGCTCGAGCCTCAGCCCGTCGACGAGGAAGGCCGGCCCAAGGGCGGCTATGTCAATCGTCGCGCTGAGATGTGGGGCAAGTCGAAGGAATGGTTGGAAGAGCCGGCGGGTGTCGACGTGCCGGACATCGACACGCTCCAAGCCGACGCCTGCGCCCCTGGCTACAAGTACGACAGCCTCACACGCGTCCAGCTCGAGAGCAAAGCGGACATTCGCAAGCGTGGCCTCAAGTCGCCGGACGAATGGGATGCAGTCGCCCTGACGTTCGCGGAGCCCGTCGTCATCTCGCAACCACGCGCAAAACGTGTCCGATTGGGAACCATCGCCTAGTGGCTGACACGACCATCGAACAACTTACCGCCGCCTACCTCGATCTCTTGGCCATTCCGCATAACGCGGCGGCGCGAACGAATGCGCAGAGAGCGATGATCATCCTGAGGGATATGATCGCAGAACGCTCCGGCCGTACGGCAGAAGACGTTCAGACGACGTGCGAAGCAATCGCCGAGGATGACCCCAAGAATTGATGGCCGATACGCCCGCCTCTGACTCCATGGACGAGACCGAGCTTCTGAAGATCCTCCGCGAGGAGGAGCAGGAAGCGACGTCCTTCTACGATAGCGAATTCGCATTGGCCCAGGCCGAGGCGATGAAGCGCTATAACGGCGAACTGTATGGTGATGAGGTCGAAGGCCGCTCGCGCATTGTCACGCACGACGTTGAGGACACGATCAACTGGATTCTGCCGCATCTGATGCGGACGTTCCTGTCGACGGACGAGCTGGTGACGGTCGACAGCGAGGCGGCCGAGCAGCAGCCCCTGCCTGAGCCTCAGCCGCAACAGCCTGGACTTCCCCCGCAGCAGGCCTACGCCTCACCGGCCGCCGACCTCAAGTGCATCGGCGAGTACCTGACGCACATCTTCTTCAAGGACAATGCCGGCGAGACCATCATTCACGATTTCGCCTTCGATGGCCTGCTGCAGCGTCTGGGCTGCGTGAAGGTCACGTGGCAGGCGCCGGAGTCGAAGCCGCCGAAGATCATCGAAGGCCTCCAGCCTGAACAGCTCATCAAATACACCGAGGATCCGGAATACGAGATCCTGTCGCAATCCGACGAGGACGGCGTTTTCACGATCGAGGTGAAGCACACGCCGAAGATGGGGCGGGTCTTCATCGAGAACGTGCCTCCTGAGGAGGTCGCCTTCTCACGCCATGCCCGATCGGGAAGCACGTCGGACTACACCCGACGCAAGCGGGAGATGTACCTTGCCGAGATACTCGCCAGCTGGCCGGAGAAGCGCGGCGAACTGGAATCGCCCGATCGCGCATGGAACGCCGGCGCCGATGACGTCGAGACCGACACGGATGCTCGCCGGCAGGCTCGGTATCCCGATCAGCAGGCCGATTATCGGCGCCCGGGCGATCATGCCCGACGCCGCAAGGTCTATCTGATCGAGGAAGACATCCGCGTCGACTACGATGGCGATGGCGTCGTCGAACTCCGCCACGTCAAGCGCGTGGGGGACGTGATCCTCGAGAACGATATCGTCGAGCGCTCGGAACTGGTGTTCTGGTCGCCGATCCGCATTCCGCATCGTTTGGCTGGCCGTTCGGTCGCCGACACGATGATGGACTTCCAGAAGGTCCGCACCGTTCTGACGCGGCGGGCGATGGACAGCTTGGCGCAGTCGTTGACCAGCCAGAAGGCCGTCAACAAGAGGCAGGTCGGCCCAGACGATATTGACGGCCTGCTCGATAACGACATCGGGCACGTCCTCATCGTGGATGGCGACGCCAGAACGGCGGTTGCGGCCTTCGAAACACCGGATGTCTCCGGTCAGGCCCTGACCTGGCTCGAATACACCGACCAGAAGCAGGAGCAGGCCTCCGGCGCGACACGACACAACCAGGGCATCGACCCCAAGGCACTGACCAAGACCGCCTCTGGTCTCGACATGCTGCAATCCGCCGGCATGACCCGCATCGAGTCCTACGCGCGCTGGTTCGGCCTTGGCCTCGAGGAGATCTTCGAACACATTCTGCGCCTTGTCTCTGCGCATCAGGATCAGCCGCGCCTCATCAAGATCAAGGGCAAGCCGGTCCTGATCGACCCGCGCACGTGGGCCGACGAGATGAGCGTCACGGTGCATGTGGGACTGGGTGGCGAGTCGCGCGAGCGCAAGCTGTTCAATCTCAACCTGATCGCCCAGAAGCAGGAGCAGATACTCCTCCAGGCCGGCCCGTCCAATCCGCTCGTCACCCTGCAGGAATACCGCACGACGCTGCAGCGCATGGCCGAAACGATGGGGTTCAAGGACGCCGGCGCGTTCTTCAAGGAGATCCCCGAGGGCTATCAGCCGCCGCCGCCCGGTCCTGATCCGAAGATGGCGGAGGTTCAGGGCAAGCTGCATCTCCAGCAGAGCGAGATGCAGGCCCAGCAGCAGATGAGCGCGGCCAAGCTCCAATCGGAGCAGCAGTTGCAGGCCGCCAAGCTACAGGGCGACCAGGCCAAGGCCGCCGCCGACGCCGAACTCCAGCGCGAGATCGCCCAGGTCAAGGCCCAGAACGAATACCAGATCGCGCAGATGCGCATTGTCGCTGAGGCCGAGATCGCTGCGCAGCGTCTCAATGCCGAGATGGAGTTGGCCCGATGGAAAGCGGCCGAAGAGATGAAGATCGCCCGCGAAAAGAACGCCGCCGACGCCAAGGCGAAAG